AAATACTTTTTAAAGTCTTTTTCATCAAACTTAAACATTTTTAACCTCCATAATAAGCAATGGCATAGTTCTATTATTCACTATAAGCCCCGTTTCTTTTACATCAAGTATTTTAAATTCTAAATCTCTTTTTAATAAGAATTCATATTCATCAAAATGATTACTAAAACTACTAATCATAGCTCCAATACCTTTTCCTTTTGGAATATATATCTCAAACATAGCTTCTTTTTTATAGAAAGCTTTTTCTAAAAGTAACGAAGTGCTTACATATCCTTTGTCTATATAACTTTTACCTACAAAATCTTGTATATTGTTAGTATCAAACTTTTTATATAAGAAATCTAAGTCGCTTCCTCTATACACTGATATTTTATCCGGTAAATCAAAGTTGGATATTACATTATCTATATTTTTTATGTGTCTTTCAATTTCACCTTTTATCTTTGCACTTCTCAAAATGGAATTTATTGTTTTGTCCCCTCTATGCGAGTAATAAGCAATACTTTCAGCTTCTTCAGCATTAACTGACCATTCAAATTCATCAAGTTTATCTTGACCATAAAATTCTACAAACTCTGAATATTTTTTAAATATAGTTGTTTTAAAATCATTGTCGAACGTTTGTTTGTTATTAGTATACTCTTTTTCACTGCTTACATCAACATATTTTTCATACCATTCGCCATAGCTAAGCTTTTCTATTCTTTCAGATTTTCCAGTTTCAGGATTTCTAATCATCCTAGTTTCATCATCTATATCATCAAAATAAGGAACAGTAGTTGTTCTGCAATTAGGGTGAAAAGGTGGAGCAGTTATGCCTATTTTATAATCTTTATACTCAAATACTCTGCCATCCATATCTCTACAAATTTGACTTGTTTTTAAATCTAAAGTTGCTATTATTTCATATTTTTCAACACCTAACTTTTTATATGAATCTTGAACAGCTTTTGAATTAATGGCAGCAGTTTCAGTCATCACAAGCCTAGCGGCACTATATTTAGAAGTTTCAAACTCTTTGGCAATATTTTTTATTGATTCATCCGGAGATGTTCCTCTTATGATATCTCTTGTTAAATTATCTTTTAAAGAATTAACAAGCTTATTGCCCCTTTCCCAAATTCTATTTGAAAATTCATTCCCATCACTTGTCCATGGTGTTTTTAGTATAGTTTTTAGAGTACCTTTATCAATACTTTGAAAATTTGAATAACCAACTATCCTATGAAGCTCATACAATTCATTATAATATCTCTTCTCGTAAGTCTTTCCTAAATGATTAAATAATCCTTTATCTTCCTTGGACATTAGATTTGCAACAGTCTTCTTAAGCTCTAACTCCATAGCTTGAAGCCTTGATATCCTCACTCTGTGAGAAATGATATCTAGCTCTCTTTCTATTTCAGGAGTTATACTTCCCTTAGACTTTTTCATAAACTCATCCATGTCCATTTTAAATAAACTCAACTCTTTGTCATTTAGCATTTTTTTAGCTTCGAATAAAGAAATACCACCTGCTTCAGCTTGTAGCTTAGTCAAGTGGTTATAAATTTTATCCTGTATTTTATTTACTTCAAAATCATAAATCTTTCGTATTCCTTTAACATATTCTTCAGACTCTCTAAACACATTCTCGTTAAGCTTTTCTATTCTTTTCTCCCAATCCATTCGCACGTGCTTCACCACCTAAGTCAGGATAATCATCATAAAGTTTAATTTTCTCATCTCTTTCTTTTTTTATTCGTTCCAACTCTTCATCCTTATCAGTTACAAAAGGATGATTAGAAACTAAAGTTTCATTTGATATAATTCCAATACTATTTTTAATCATCTCAACAGTAGACTCATCATTTACCATTATGTTTCGCTTGAATTTAATGTCTACTCCTTTAAAATTAACATTCTTAACTATACCTATAAATTCAAACATATAATCAAAACTTGCTGTAAACTCTAACTCTAGTTTGTTAGCATCCAGCTCCATATCAGAATACATAGCCTTAATATTTAAAGTATTTGGGGCATTATACGACCTTTCATTGTCTAGATATAGACTTCTGGCATTATGTGCAATAGCTTTCTTTATAAGCTCAATGATAACTTTATAATTCTCTGAATTAACCGTAACTTCAAGAGTATCTACTCCGCCTTGACTTCCATCTGCCGTTCTAACTTTAACAGCTCTATACTGTGCTAAATTCTCTCTAAATTCCCCTAAATCTTCACCCTCATAATTTTTAAGAATTAAGATAGTATTCATAGGATTTTCAAACATATTATCAGCATAGTTGCTAAGCAGTAAATTCAATGCATCCTGTAAACACTTAACTTTTTTAATTAAAGCTAACTCATTAGGCTGCTTAAAATACACAAAAGGTAGTTTCTTGTAACTATAACTTAATCCGTTCTTTTCCAAATACGGCTCATCCGTTAAATACTCTAAATGTCCATTTTCAAAAGAATATACTCTTATCTTATCTTGAGTGTAGAAATAAACATACTCTTTCTTCTTTATTGTATTACCGTTAAATTCCTCTTTTGATACAAACAAAATGACAGCCTCTAAGCTGTCATGATTATCATCTTTCCACACAGGAATTACACTCAATGGATCTAATCTTTTAAATTTAACATCTTGTCCATCAGTAAATAAATATAGCCAACCTATTCCTGTATTAAATGAATCAGCTGCTAAATTATTCATAGTTCTCATAAACCTATTATCAATAAACTCATTTATAAAATTTACCACTGTCTCATCATCTGAATCAATGTTTGGCTTGTCTGATAATAGATAATTGATTTTTTGGTCTACCGCACGTGCATACTGATTATCTTTTATAATAGTATTTGGTAGAGCTTTAATTCTTACTAACCTTCCGTCTTTACCTATTGTAGCCCTTATCTTTTCATCAATAGCTTGGCCATAATTGTAATAATCTATCCCTATTTGCATTTCTTGTTTTATAATATCATGAGCTAATATATTAATCTCTACAAACTTTTTAATCTGTTCCTCTGTTAATTTACTTAAATCCAAATTCTCACCACCTAAAATCCTACTAAGTTGCCCCTCATATCTTCTGTAAGTGCATATCTGCAACTGTCAATTGAATGGTTATCTTTATCTTCCAGTTTATTTTTTGTGTTACCATCTTTATCTACTTGGTAATCTATATTTTCAAATTCTCTTGCAGTATTAGGACATCTTACAGGATCTATTATTATCTCCTCTAAATCATCAAGCCACTTTTCACCAAATTCAACTGAACCCGGCCCCTTAGAAGCTCCGTACACTTTTAACCCATATTCCCACATCTCATCTATTGACTTTGGCTCAACACTATCAGCAAATATTTTTGTATCATTCCAACCATTTTCTTTTATCTTAATAGCTGCATTTCTATTAGAGAGTTTAACCTCGTGTATCTCCCCAAATATATAAATTTTTCTTCTCATCTTGTCATAATGAAGTCTCATAAAATGCAAAGGGTCATTAGCATATCCCCAGTCAATACCTTGTCTTATATTGTCAAATGAAAGTAACTCTTTAGTGCTAATCTCTCTAAAAATTAAATTATCAAATGGCACAACACCACTCCCTATTGGCTTGCCTAAATATTCCCATTCATATTTATTTGGTTTAGTTTTTTTGATATGCTCTGCCTCATCAATAAAATCTTTTGAAATAAAAGTATTATCCAAATATGTTGAACGATGTACTATAGTATTCTTTAGTATAAATTGAGTCTCGTACCTCTTATTAACCCAAGACTGTTTTCTTTTAGGCGGATTATAAGAATAAAAAAACTTATATTTTAACCCATCCGCAAGTTCAGCTCTTAAAACAGAATTTTCAATCATAGATACTTCATCTTCTGTTTTAAATTCAGCAAGTTCTTCTATCCATAACCTTGCTATAGGAAACTTTGCCACCTTAATAGATTTTATCTTTGCAGGATCATCAGCGCCCCTAAAAATTATTGAATTACCACGCGGTGTATATGTTATCTTTAAAGGGCTTAAATTAAATTTAAAATAAGGTTCAAGATTTAATATACTTATTGCCTCTTTTAACTGTTCATAGCAAGATTCTTGAAGAGTGTTTCCAACTTTTCTTACGCAAAGAATAGTTATTGGATTTGCTACTATATCTAAAATGAGTTCTATGCCTATATTAGAAGATTTCCCCGAACCTCTGCCGCCTTTGAATACATATTTTAAATAGTTATTAGCTTTTATCTCTTTGTGGATACTTCTAAAATTAGGCAGTATTATTTCAGATAGTTTAATCTTCGATGTCATCTACAATCACAACACTTTCCGCTTTGATTTCCAATTTATCAGTCCACATACCAAACCTTTTACCTAAAAGTTCTTGAGCCTTAATACTATCCTTATTTTGAGTTGGTAGCTCGACAACCTCCGGCTTTTCTTCAATACCTAAAAAATTCCCATTCTCATCAAAACTAGGCTTTTTAGTCATGACCACTTGATAATCAATCTCCTGCCTTCTTGCCGCCCTTGTAAGCATTCTAAGAATTTCACGCTGATCAGCAATAAGTTCTTCATCAAGCTCCTTCATTCTATCTTCAACATATTCTTTAACTTCTTGAGTGTTAAAAAGACGGCTTGCATTAGCACGAGCCGTCTCTCTGTTCTTTACGTTCTTATAGTATTTTAAATAACTTTCAGTCCTATTAAGAGTTTTAATATACTCATCAGCCACAAGCTTTTGTTTATCCGTTAATGCCATGCTTCACCGTCCTTTCTAATTAGTATCTCCAACCTTTGTATTTATGGAGATAGTACATAGTTGCATGTAAGTTGTTTTCAGTCTTAAATATTAATTTTTGTAAATCAGACTTACTTAAACCACGAAACTTTTCTTCAAGAATCTTCTCAATCTCAAAATTGGACTCTTTATCGTCTCTTATAAGAAGTTCATCTATTCTATCCACTTTAATTACCTCCTTTATATACATACTATAACATTTGAACAAAAAAAGAACCCTATTAATTTAAGGTTCTCTTTACTAACTATCTAAGAGGTTAAAAGTTGAATACACTTTTCTACTCTATTAATATAACACGCACATTTCGCACAAAACGCACAAAATCCAGAGTAAAATTAAAGCTTCATTCCTATTCTTCTTATAAAGTCAATAGGAGTGATATATTCAATTCCAAAAGCTTCACAAACATCAGGAATTTTAATTCTTTTCTTAGTGTTTGAACCGATTTCATTAGTAACAATAATATATTTTTTGCTAGTGCTGCTGCACAAATCCATGAATCAGCTACATTATAATACTCATATTTAGCCGTATCTTCATATTTGCTTTCATTCTCAATTTTATCTGCAATTTGAGTATAATTGCTGATAATATCAGCATCTGAACTAGTAATATTTGTGAAATTATTTTTATTCTCTTTAATCCAATCTATTAATCCATCATCTCCAACTAGTAATTCATCATAAATTTTGTCTAAGAGTATAATTTTATTTCCACCGTTTGTTATGAGTTTATCCCAAAATGAAGGGAATACATCCATTGGATATGTATGCTTATATGCTGTTATGAAAATGTTTGTATCCAATAAAAATTTAAATTCCATATGTTATCTCCTTAAGATTTCCATATGCTTTTGCTTTTATATTTCCTAAAAGTCTAAATCCTTCAGTATAACTTATATTATTAGATTCAATATTGTATATAACATCTCTTTTAAAATTCTCACTTAATTTTGAATTTAGATTATTATAGTAATTCCCGCCTGAATTATTTTTTTGCCTACGTTAAGCGTAGTTATACTTT